AGAAAGATGGACGCACTATTTGGATGGATTTCGTTTCAAAGGCGGCTGAAATCAGCGATTATGTATTAATGATTACGCCTTCTATATGGATGAAATACGGGTCTATATACAAATATCTTCATATTCATTCCTACACGAATACGGAGACCAATCGTATATTCAAAGGGAAGGCACAGACACCCACCTGTTATTTTTTGATGAAAACGGATGCTGGCGGACAGATTGATATGTTAGAAAACGGATTGGACGCAATAGAATTCGTAGAGAATTGGAATATAGGGAAATCCATTCCGCTCTGTGGGTATTCTCAAATTCGGACGATGGAGAGAATAAGAGAGAAATACAATTTGAAATCATTGAAACCAATAAAAACGAATTGTCTTTCAAAGAAATATTCGGTGTCTAATAAAGTAGATACATTTGTGAATATAAAATCGGCGCATATGGAGCGGAGAGACGGACAAATGGTGCCCGTTCCTATACTGGAATATTCCCACGAACCAATTCCTTATAGTATTCCAAAAGTGGTTTGCGCACATAAAATGTATGGTCTTCCTATTGCGGATATGTCGGGACAACTGGGAATATCGGCGCGTGATAATTATGTATTTCCTGTAAACGATAGAAGATATGCGATATATTTACAGCACTATTTACATTCTGATGTGGTTCAAATGATAATGAACTCGGCGCGATATCGGATGAAATACTTGGAAAAAGAATGTTGGGAGTGGATTCCAGATATATGGGAAATTCCAGAAGTTAGTGAGTTTGATTATGGGTCTTCTCTCTGTGAATACGACGGCGAATTCCATATAGGAATATGTGAGAGATTGAACGAATTCAATGAGTTGATTGTAAAATTGAGTTCAAATTTATAACAGAGAGAATAGATATAAAAATGGACGATTTCAAAGACCTTCATAGTTTGAAACCATATCAATTAACAATGACCCGTTTCAATTGTGAGACCTATATTGAAAACAGGACATATTCAGAGAAACATTCCATTCCTTGTATATATGGAACTCCGCGCACATTACGGGCCGTCATTCCGGAAAAGACGAAAATCATTGTGATTGAACTCAATGTGGAGTCCGAATATGCCGACATAAAGGGGTTCGGAGTTATAGAAAATGTGCCGCATTATCGTAAATGTAAAATATACGATAATACCAAATATAATTTATATGCCTACATAGGAATTGCCCATATTCCTATAAAGGAATTCCGCAAATTCAAATATTATATAGAATATGGAAAAGATGAGATGCTATGGGAAATCAAAGGAAATACGATTTATAAAGCAATGAAAGAAGAATTATTGTTTGGAAAGGGACATAGTCGGCGCGGATATGGAATTACACAATATCCAATAGAGAAGATGAAAGATATAGAAAAGCAAATAGGAATACCTGAGTGTTTGAGAGAGAACCAGTATTTAACATTATATAAGTTAATCTATATGATGTTAAGGGGTATTCTAAAAGGATATGAGTATTGTAAAATTTAGTTTACCATTGCTCCGTTGCCGAAGGGGTCATATGTTGGAAGCACATAATATTCATCCGATTGCTGATGTGCTTCTTTTATTTTGGGAATATTATTCGCGCATTGTTCATAGCGTTTCTTCAATTTCGCGGAAAGAACGGATTTGTCCACAACGATTTGATAGACAAATTCTTTATACCAAGGATGAGAGATGGTTAAATATCCATTGCCGTCACCCTCACCACTCCACGAGTTTTCAATCTTCCAGCGAGTGATTTTATTCTTGTGTTCTTCACAATGTTCCTTTTGTTTCTTTGCTTCGACATCAGTATGTGCGTTCATATTGGGAGCATCATATCCCACGTGGTATCCACATATCAACATTGCGTGGTCTAATTTTGACGCACCATATACGAGACGGTCTTTCTTGGACATTTTTTTAAGAGAAGGAATACCAATGTCTTGCTCTTCATCATAAATATCTAAGTCAGCAACTTCTTTATTCATATGAATATAATGTCCTACATCACACGTGAACCATACAGGAATACCTTCATCAATAGATGTTTTTGTAATGTCTTCCATTTCTTCAATCGGGATATTGAAATGGCGGATTTCGGGGACTTCAACCATTGTCTTCAAGTCCTGAACGATATACATTCGGTCGTAGATATTGCGGGGGTCATTCACGAGAGACACCATATTATCCAAATCAAAGGGAACATATTTCTCGTAGAATTCAACGGGGGTAATGGGTTTTGTGAGTTTGTAGTTGTTCGCGAGTTTGAGGCGTTGTTTCATCGTTCGTTTCCCGCCGTGGACGCGGAATACGGGTTCTCCTGATTTGCGCGTCTTTTTGAATTTGGATTTCTTTTCGCCTTCTGAATATTTGAAGACAAAATGGGTAGGAGGAAGACCATAGAACTGAACTAATAGGCGATACATTTGTTTCATATACGTGGCGCGAACATCTTTCCAATTGGGGTTTTTCATGGATTTCACTTTTACGACTAAATCCATACTGGTATTTTTCAGGAGCGAAATCAAAAATTCCGTGTTGCTGCTTTCAAAGGTCTCTCCATATTCTTCTTTGGGAACAATCCCGTATTTTTTGATTAAGTGGGCGAATACCGCGAATTGACCGCCATCATCAAACACCGTATTAAACCAGTATTGGTATGACAAGTTGTAAACTGTAAAATCAAAGTCAGGATTGCTCTCCATTGTTTTCTGTAACCAATAGACGAAATAATTCGCGCGTTCAAGTTGATTGTAGAATGCCACATAGGATTGACTAAATTCAAAGTTCTCTAAACCGTATTTCACCATCATTGGACGACGGAACAGATTTAAACCAGAGAATATCCAACAGCGACCGCTGTTTTCCTGATTGGTGACTTCAGGAACAGGTTCTAATTCGTGAGTAAATAAATGTTGGCGATGTTCCAGCACATCATTATGGAATAATACATCATCAAAGGACGCATTTGCCACCGAGTTTTCCACCATACGGATTTTCTCGGCGTCTTTTCCTTTGAGAACTTCGGTTCTTAATTCTTGTAATTCTTTTGTGGATAGCATTATATTATATGTGTTTAAAAAAATCAATACAATAGAAATGAATTGCCATTGTAGGGAATAATTTCACTATAGTGATTGTGATGCCTTGATAGAATGCTTTAAATCGTCCTTCGGTTTTATACATTTTATAGAGAGTATCCTTTAAAGACGAGTATTTTGGAACGGATGGATGAAATCCCTGTAATTGAATGCGGCGACGAATAATGTCTGTGGGATAGGTAATGGAAACGGCAGATGAACCTGCTAGACCTCCCGCAATAAATGGATTGGTATAGTCCTTATAGAATTCATAGAATGCGTAGTTTAAGGTTGTAAAAGAGGTATATCCGAATAAACTCATAGAGAGACCTTGATATAGATGACGAATAGGAATGTGTTTAATCGCAGAAAATAGAGACCTATATTGTGGATGTTCTTTTAGTTGAAGTGCGAACCGACTGCGCAGATTTTCGGCGGGATAGATTAAAGTTATGGAGATGGAACCGGCAACCATTCCGGAGAGAAATGGAGAGAAATGGGATTTACAATATTCATACGTTCCATACGAAATCGCATTCTGTGGGAATATTCGCATACAATTAATACCATTTCCTTTCCAGAGTGAGGAAATACCTTCTTTATAGAATGTCTCACGAATGGATGAACGAGGAAAAAACTGGTTCTGTTGTTGGATTTTCATTAATTCCATAGGGGCAGTTGCGGTTCGTGAAATAATCGCCGATAGTCCTCCGATAAAAAACATATCCATCTTTTCTATATGAATATATATGATTAGAAGTTTAAACCAATTAAGGAGTAGAAAAAATGTATGTCCCGACCCGCAATTTAATATATTAAATTCGTTGGTGATGTATAAGACTATAGAAGCGGATAAACAAGTGGAATTATGGGCGGGAGAAGGTGCCGAAATTGTGTTGGAGGATGGCAATTTGATTTTTCAAGACCATACGGGTGCCAATGATACATTAGTATCGCCACCACAACCGCCGAATGTGTTTCCACAGTCCATACTAATATTCGCGGGTATAGAACCCGTAAAGACGACGTGTTTGAAATTGGAAGATTTAAATCAACCCACGGGACAAAATACATCTACAAATACGGTTCAAGAACCGTGTAAAAAGAGATTAGTCAGTCGTTTAAGAATTGCGAGTTTTACTCGTCTTAGATGATATAAAAAATATTTGATATTATATACAAATGACGGACGGATATTACGAATTGCATATCAAGACAAATGACGAATATGTGGCGAATTTCTATCGGGAAGCAATACAGAAACACACTGAGAAGATAGACGGATATATTAAAAGTGGTAAATATGGAATGAAGGCACACTATATGGCCGATAGTGGATTTGATTTAGTGGTTCCCAAGAAAATAAATCGGATTTGCGTAGAGGGTGATAATTGTTTCACATTGGACCATCAAGTTCAAGCAGCATTATATAAGATTGATATGGACGGGGAAGTTCTCTATTGTTCTCCCTATTATTTATATCCGCGTTCATCCATTAGCAAGACTAATTTCCGTCTTGCGAATTCAGTGGGAATTATAGATAGTGGATATAGGGGCAATTTAATGGCAAAAATTGATATCATTGGGGGAATGTCGGGTGCTTCATATACGATTGATAAGGGTTCCAGATTATTCCAAATATGTACGCCCACATTGGAACCCATTTTCCACATGAAAATGGTGGACCATTTAGAAGAAACCGAGCGTGGAGAAGGCGCATTTGGTTCAACGGGTGGAACAAGCGTCTATGATACGGTTTCTATTCATTCAACAGGTAGCATTAAAAATAATACAATTGTTAAAAACCGCTTCAATGTTTTTGAGACGAAATGAATTCTTTAAATCCATTGGATTCATTCAAATTCAAAGAATCGCCCAATTGCTGACGGGCTACTTCTAATGCGATGAGTTCGCGCTCATCAAAGGTCTTTACATATTCAACGATTTCCGGAGTGTAATCCGTGTTTTCGGACTGTGTTTCCATATTTTTATGATATTAAGTATTATAAAAATACGTTCAATTTGTAATAAATACCAATATGTGGGGATTATCATTTATATTGTGTTGCGCGACTTCATAATAAGTTCCATCTTCTAAAGTATAGTATACTTTCGGATATCCAATATCTCCTTCATTAATAACAGATACAATATTTTGTTCCAATTCTTGGATATCTAAATTAGCTATTAATGTATCCATATCATAAATCATATCAGGACTAAATTCAAATTCATATTCTTTAAAGCTGTATGTATTATTACTGAAATAGCCACCAATATATAATGTATTTGTGGTTCCAATTCGGCGAATAAACCACGGATTTTCCGAGACTACATTTGAATATATAACAATTGAATGTGTTGTATCAATTAAATTTTGCTGTTCAAATGTGAAATATCCTTCTTTATTTTCAAATGTAACATAGAGTTGTCCTATTGTGTTATATTCATCATCAAGAATACGAATAATAGTATCGGTATTTCCAGATAAATCAGATATATCAATTGGATCCATATCTTGAACGAAACTATACAACTCATTTGAATTATTTAAATTACTGAAATATCCAATAATATTAAATTGAGCGCTATATACTGCTGTTAATTCCTCTGTATCTAATACTAACGGGTCATTATCTTCAATAGTTGCTGCGTGAGTAATTAAATTAGGTGTAAATAGAGTAGGTTCGTTAAATCTAAATGGTTCAATCGTGATTTCAGGGGTTACTGAATTTAGGTCAACTGTTAAATCATCTACTGTTATATTACGCACTTGTGATATATCTCTCATATGAAGAACAATACGATAAGTGCGTTTAGGAATAGGTGATTCAGAATTGACAATATTAGATTGTTCTGGAGAAGTTAAAAGAGTATAATTAAACTGTAAGGTATCTCCGTCTTGGAATGGAATGGCTTGAAAATCAGCTGTCGGTGAAATAGATTGTAATCGTTCTGGATTAAATGCGGCAATTTGTTCTAATAATGTTTTACCCATATTGGTTACACCATCATTAAAATTTGTCATACCATCTGATTTTTTGAGTTCCGCCAGCATTTGAAGATAAGATTGCTGTCCTTTAATCGCAATACCGTCCAATACTTCTTGAGCGTTATTGAGGAATTTAATACCCAATACAGAGCGGAATATGCTCTGTGATATATATCTCAGATAATCGTGTTTTATAAGACTGCGCGAGGGCAGATTGTCTCCATCAAATATGGGTCCATTTCCTAAATTATCATTTATAGCAGCACTGAATGTAAGTGGTTCCATAAACATATTATGCATAGATGCGTGTGATGGATTTACATTTGGGAATTTTAGATAATTAATTTTATATTGAACGTCGTTCTTTAGGGGATGTGTATCAGCATCTACATCAGACGCATCTGTACGGAATTTGAACACATGACGCATTGTTTGAGTGGGGACTTCATAGATAGCAACCGCATCAGCATATCCAAATGATTCTGTATACGTCGGGATTGAAGCCGCAAGTTGGGAGGTAATAGAGGTATCGAATTTAGTGATTATGAAATCAATTGGAACTGCTGATGAACCATTTAGCGTGAAAAATATATCTTCTTCGTCATCCGAATCCATTGTATATAATAATGCGATATTTCTTTTAGGCAATAAATTCTGCTATACTCAGAACACCAATGTTGATGAGTTCGGCCACGATTTCTCTCATACGATTACCATCAAACCGCAAACCTTCAGGAACACCATAACGCTTTATATATTCCGCATATTGTGGTTTTAGGGTGGCAACCGGGACAGTCACCGTTTTATCTGCGAAAATAGTGGCGCGTCGTTTACGGCTTTCTAAATATTGAACGAGTTTATCATTGTCATCTAAAATTTCTGCTTTTTGTTTATATTGTTCTACAAGTAAATCTTTGTTAGAACATTCAATATAATTTAGCAATCCCTGTTGAAGAGCATCGAGGGTATTTCCTATAAAATATCGATATTTAGCAGCCAAATCGTCTTCAATATATTTAGGAGCACTTAATTGAATTGAAACTTCTTGATAAAATGAACGCGTTAGATTTTGTTTAAGGCTTTCATTGTTTCCTTTTATAAAATCTTCGATTAAACTATTCATTTTTTGGATAATTTTAGTATACATTTCTTCAAATAATTCGAGATTTCCTCCTTTACCTAAGTCAACCGCATTTCTTCTTAATTCAACTCCTGATAATGTAGCTGTTTGTCGTTTTAATCTCATATTATTTAGTGATTTTTAAAATTTTGTAGTTTATTTTTTATATTTCTATGATATAGAAATATGCCAAACGTACAAGCGATTGATTTCGTGCTTTCTACTTTAGATACCGAGGTCACTCTTGAGATCAGTGGTTCTCTCCTCGCTCAGGAAGTGAGTGTGCTTGAAGCAAGTGCATGTGCTGTGTTTGATATTAGCCGTGGTCTTATGCGCGAGATTTTCAAGTTCCAGACGGATGCGTCTGATGTGAACCCCGATAGCGAAGGTGATGATATCAGGTACTCCATTGACTTCGCCAGCTGGCCTAACACTAACATCGCTCACGCATCTCTTCACAGCTCTGATTTAACGGGTATTAGCCAATCTACTTCTAGCATTACCTCTGGACAGCCCAATGCTCTCGCCACTGGTGAGATTGGTGGCGGATTTGACCGCAACCGCTCTATGGTGAAGCACGACTTTATCCGCTACCTTGCCCAGAAGCTATTCAACACTTACCTCGGTACGGATCTGTTCAACAACGAGCAGGAACTTAAGGACGAGATGGTGCGCCTTGGTGGTGTTGTTCTTGACGAAATTGTGGCTGCTCTGACTGCCGCTCACAACTTGACTAATGCCGATGTTGGAACTGAAAACATTGGCCGCGAAATTCTTAAGCAGATTGCGCACGCCGACCCTGACCGTTTCCGCACGGATGTGGCACACGGTATTCAGGAGACGGCTGACTTCCAGTCCATCCCCTTCGCCGATGGTGATACTCTCATCTTCAATGTAGTGGTTAACCCTGCTGATGGACAACACACGTTGACTAACTTGGCTGACCCTCTTGGCGGACGCAAATACCGTATCGTTCTTCATATTTGTGATGATGCCAGCAATGAGGAGCCCAATGACGTCACTCTCGGAGAGAATGCTATTATTGACTTCTTCCCTGGAACGGCGGGNGATGGTCTTGCCGCTGCTGTCTAAACGACATTATTTCTTTCCTATATGAAAAAAATAATGAATTTATCTGGATTCCAGTTCTTCCACTCGTTTAGCGAGTTCTTGAACCGCTTTACAAAGAACTGCGACCATATTTTGATACGAAACGGCTAAAGGATTTTCCACTCCATTAATCTCGGTGGCAGATTGTGTCACTAATTCGGGCAAATGCTGTTGTAACTCTTGGGCGATAAATCCAACATTGCGCTTTCCAGACCCATAATTGAGTTCATAGGATACTGGATTTAATTGTTTTACGAGGTTTAGCATATCTGAAAGAGGTTCAATATTCTTTTTTAATCGCACATCGGAACTGGTAGTTATATCTTCTGTGCTGGATACAATGCCATTTACATTTAATTTATAGGCTGTAGCAGTAGCATCATAAGCCCATGTTAGGTTGGCACTTGTATCAAATCTTGATAATGTATTATTCCAAAATGCTACACCATTTGATATAGGGTTATCTTGACGAGTTGCTACGGCTTGTTCTTCTCCGGCCATACCAATGACAAAGCGGTCACCATCTTCTTTAAAGAAGAAGTTATATTTAGATAAATTAGAACCACGATTGACTTCAATACCGCTTACAAGTGTTCCAATATTATCTGTCATATTACTATTTAAAGTAATCAAATTGTCGCTTATTTTCAATTGTTCTACATTGATTTCTAATGTGGTTCCGGTTTTGTAAATATTGCCTTCTACATATAAGTCTTTTTTAACGGTTACAGTTCCGGTATTGCTCGACGGGTCTAATACAATATTGCTTCCTCTTATATTTACTGAACCCGTTGAGGTTGACATATTAAGATTACCCGAAGATGTCGATATATTTACATTTCCGGATGTGCTACTCATATTATAGGTTCCTGTATTGCTTGTTAAGTTCATTGCTCCATTATTAGTCGATAATGATATTCCGCCATTAGTTCCTGTTTCTATTTGTATGCTTCCATTACTAGTTGACTGAATAACCACACCACCCTGTTCGCTGCTTATTTTCATTTGTCCCGCTCCACCTGCCTGAATACTCAATGATTGACCGGAATCAGTTTTAAACAACATTTCAGAAGTATTATCCGAAATAACTTGTTTTCCATTGACATAAAGAGAACTAGGACCAACATATAAATGCCTAAATGGACGGTCTTTTGAACCTAAGCTGTATAGATTAGATATATCAGGAATAATGTGGCGTTTTACTTGAATAATATGTTCGGTAGAAGGAATATTATTATTAATATTAATACTTTGTTGTAATTCACTAGCATCTTTCAAAGCATTAACAAGTATTCCATTTTTATATAAATCTCCGCCATAATAAATATTTGAAGCAATAGATGTATTACTATTCAAACTGACATCACCTGTTACATCAAGACGATTTCTGAATAAAGCGGAACCGATTGTATCTAATTTGCTATTCAAACTCACATCACTAGTTATATCAAGACGAGATGCGAGAGAAGAAGCACCAGATACATTTAACGTTCCTTTTAATAAAGTAGACCCAGCTGTTTCTAATTTGCTATTCAAACTGACATCACCAATTATATCTAAACGAGATGCAAGATAAGAGGCACCAGATACATTTAAGGTTCCTTTTAATAGTGTATTTCCAATGGTTTCCAAGTTGCTATTTAAACTGACATCACCCGTTACATCAAGACGGTTTCTTAATAAAGCGGAACCCGTTGTATCTAATTTGCTATTTAGACTAACATCACCTGTTACATCAAGACGATTTCTGAATAAAGCGGAACCGATTGTATCCAATTTGCTATTCAAACTCACATCACCAGTTATATCAAGACGAGATAATCCAGTTATAGCGTTCCTAAATATACTAGTTCCATTTACATCTAATTTATAAGTGGTTGCTGTTAAATTTCCGATAGATATATTACCATCGGGTTGAACTGTCATTGCGATTGTATCCGTATTTAATGTTGCTCCACCGGCATATGTTCTAAACTCTAAATTGGTTCCAGATGTAGATGTGTCATATTTTGACCGGATAGATGATTGAAAACCAGTTATACCACCCGATGTACCAGCGTGACGCCACAAAATAGATGATGCCCGTTCTCCTTGGGTAGAACTATATGTATTTTTTAAAACAATAGAATTAATCGACGACATATATAATAATTAAATAAAGAATTCTTTCAAAAAATTAAGTAAAAAATAGATGAATAAATTATAAGGAGTATATAAGTATGAACTTTTTAGACAATTTAAATATATCTGATTATACGGATGATGAATTATTTGATTTAATTGACTTACAACCTCTTCCAAAAAATATAAATCATTATCCAGCTCAAGGAGACATTTGGAAGAGAGAAGAGATAGAAGAAAAAACTGAAAAACTGAAGTCTGTTATGATTAAAAAAGTGAATATCTATTACTTACAACGATATACACCGGATGAAATTAAATATAATAAATCGTATGCTCTTAGTATTGAAAAAATAGATGGATTTTTTGATGCAGCATTGAAGCGTATTTATAACGAGATAGATGAAGTTTTAAAAATTCATAAAGAGCGTAATCAAGTGAAAAAAAAAGATACACTAGTTCACAAGATAGAAACCAAAA